CTAAGCAATACGACTTGATACAAAACTTAGAGCAAGATGCTCCTGCCATTCCCAAGGATGAAGAAAAGGGGCGGGATGCCCCACTTATCAGTACAGCTACAGAGGCAGAGCTTGAGTCTGTAGGTTTATTAAAAAACCCAGTAGACTCCTTAGGCTTATCAGCTCAAGACAGGCTTGATGCTACAATTGCTGCGACAGAGGCTAGCCATGAACAAGGTGCTACTTCGGTAGGTACAGCTGATGCTCTTAAGGAAACTATAGAAACTGCAGGAGCTACTGTAGAAGAGCTAAGCCCTGAGCAACAAGCTCAAAGGGAATCTGAAAAGGTCCCTAGCCTCCTTAGAGCTAACGGTTTATCTACAAACTTAGATAACATAGTTACTCAACTAGGACCTTATACTGGTACTAGACTAGCAGCTACAATAAACACCCCATTGTCTTATGATGTGGTGAACCTTAGGCTGGATTCGTTTGACAATGTAGCAGCTGATGTAGATGTAGGTACTGATAAGTTTGAAGAGACTATTGAAGCTAGGGATAAGGCTAAGCTAGAGAGCTCTAAAGATAAACCTATGATGATGAGAAAGGACAAGAGTTCTTTAATCTTAACACCTCAGAATATCTTTACTTCTAAGAAAGCTTTGGGTGGATTGACTAACCGTCAGTCAGTTGAAGGTAGTGAGCAGATAGCTGGTATCAATAAAAAGTTTAACCCTGTAATCTCTATGGCGGTTGAAGACTTTATGCTAAACCAAGCTGCTGCTAGAGAAAAGATAGCGACTAAAGAAGAGGATACCTTTGACCCTGCGGTAGTAGATGAAGCAGATGTTAGTATGGCTCGTCTTGGTCGTGATAGTTTCCAACAACTTCGTAGAGTTATAGCAGACATGGAAGGCACAGATACTGATGAGTATGTTCAGGACTTCCGTAACCTTACCCCTGAAGCCTTTGAGTTAATCGGTAAGTCTTTGATGGCTTACTACGCAGCAGTTAATCCACGCATGGTTAATAAGGTTAACATGGGGCCTGAGGGTGGTGAATCACAGTACGTATTGACACAGTTTGGTGAACAAGTACTAAGACAAGAAGCTGGTAATACATCTGTACCAAACTTCAACAAACAGTTTTTATATGTACCACCAACTGAAGGTAGATACCAATACGAAAGTAGCTTAATACCTACTAGGTCTGGAGCTAACCCTAACCTCGTACCCGAGGCAGTAGAAGAAGCCATTCATAACTCTTCTCAGGTTATGAGTGTCATTGATAGCAGAAGAGGTGTTCTCTTTGCAGCATTACAATCTGCAGCTGTAGCTACTAACCCTGTTATCTTTGGGCCAACTTCAGAAAACTTTACTCACAATTTAGTAGAGCAAGGTAGTGAGCGTATCAATAAGGTTATGCAGATTGGTCAAAAGCAGGCAGCTAAGCTTGAAGTTATTAACCTAGAGCTAGAAGAGATAGCCACTACGTTAGCCCTTAGACCTAAAAATACTACTAAACTAATTTACAGACAGGAAGTATTGCTTCAACAAAGGGAAGCTGTTGAAAAGGTTAGAGCTAAATATACTCCAGCTGCTCAGTATGCACTTATACCAGAGCACAACCCAGAGTATTTAGTAAAGGAAGATGAGCAGCGTAAACCTATCATACCTGTAGCAGGGAGCGAACTACGACCAGCTTACTTTAGCTTTGTTGCAAAGCACATGGAAGTTGCTGGGATGCTAGGTCAATACTCAGGTAAACCTTTTTATCATACCTTTAACAATCAGTCGGGAACTCATAGGTTTAATGCTATACAGAACAATAGCTTTCAGACTAACCACATGATGCGTAATATCATTGGCTCTGGTGTTAAGTATGTAATCAAACCCGGTAGTAATACTACACAGGAAAGAGCACTGCTTAGAGGCTTCGGTCACATGTTCTTCGGAGCAGAAGGTTACATGGCTGAGCCACAACTTAAGGCTGCTGTAGATAACATTAGGCTTGGTAGCCCACGGTACAAAGCTCTTGTAGGGTTGGGTGATAAGCTTATTCAATTAACCAACAGCTTAGACCCTAAGGGTATTGTTCAAGGTTTTAAGGGATTAAAGGTAACCCCTAGGGGTGTTGTGGGTATTGATAGGATTTCAGATACTTCTATTGTTAGTAAGGTCAACGCAGACCCTGAGCTAAAGGCTTTGTTTGAGTCGTTAAGTAACCAGAAGGACTCCCATAAGCATAGCATACAGTTGCTAGACTACATGATGGCACTAGCTGATTACAGTAGGTCGCTTAAAGAAGGTAAACCTTTCCACTCTTCTGTTAATGCTATCGAGATTGATGGTATCTCTAACGGACTCACAACTATGCAGGCAATGCTTGGTAATATTAATGCTATGTTTAGGGGTGGTTTGTTAAGATCTGAAGGAGAGGAGCGAGTGCTCGGGCTCTTTAAGGATATCGGAGAGGCTGAAGCTTATCGTGGTAAGTTACGTACTAGTCTTCAGATTAGAATGGAAGGGTTGTTAAACGGTACATTCGGAGCTCTTACTCTTACTGATAATATCCTTATGAAAAGGTTTAACTATGGGCCAGAGCATCTGCCTCTTGTCAATGAGATAATAACTCTTGCGATTAAGGATGATTCTAATTTCCTTAAGCCCCCTTTGATGACCTTCCCGTATGGTCAGGAGCTACGTAACTTGGTTGGTTCTGCAAGAGATACTATTATTGCAAGCCCAGAACTATCAACCTTAGCTAACGAGTTTGGTGGTATTAGTAACACAGCTGCATTCCTTAATGCTGTTAGAGAGCCTGCTCTTATTGAGACTCTTGGTGCTGACCTAGTGAACTTTGCGGCTATGGCTAAGCAAGCAGCTAATGTTTCAGCTATGTTTGGTTTACCTATGGAAACTGTGAGTCCTGCGGGAGGAACTATTAGCTTTGGTGGTAAGTCTTACATAAGAACTGGTAGGGAAATTAAACCTAAACTACTTAGAACTAGAGTGAGAGAAGCTAACAAAGAAGGTGTTCAGTACAGAGAGGCTAGCAAAGAATCTGCTACAACTATTCTGCAGAGACAACTAGCAGCTGCTAATAAAGCAGGTAACCTTGATATGGTTAAAGCTATTGAAGCTAAGCTGGGTAAGGGTTCTACCTTAAGTACTGCAGGTACTATTGCTGAGAAAGAAAAGTTCTTTGACCCTACTGCAGAAAGAGGTGGACGCATGGGTGCTGTTGCATCTGGGCAGATACTACCTTCTCTTGCACAGTCTGTAGATGGATCTACTATTGCTCAGTTGTTTTCTAACGAAAGTATGGACGGCCTTAACAACGAGATTGGTGGTGACCCTTACATACTACCTATCTTTGATGCTGTTATTACTGACCTAGGTTCCTTTGAGTCTGTAGAAAGAAAGATTAATCAGATCTTCTATCGGAACGTAACTCAGAGCAAGATGCTTGATGGTTTAAACGAAAGCTTAAACAACAACATCAACGCTGGTGTCAAAGTGTACAAGCAGATGGCAAACTCTAAAGGCAATGAAGCTATTGATGAAGCCTTTGATGGTGGCGTAGCTGATATGGTTGTTGACTTACTTAAGAAGAACTTCGGGGCTGATGGTGGTGGAGTGCTAGGACCTGCTCAGTTTCATATTAATAAGCTTGAGCTGAAAGGCAAAGAGAAGATTAATGTTGACAGGACTTACAAGAACTTGTTTGAAGCTCAGATGTACTTAATGAATAACCTATATGGAGATTTACAAAAGGAATTTGGTAGTATGGTTTCACTAGCTAAGACTAGTAACAAACAGTTACAAGCTAAGGTTACAAAAGAGAACCAGAAGATAATGCAGTATGAGATGGATCCCGGTATTAACGTGAACTTCTTAGACTTCTTACCTTCTAACTAATAACTATAAAAAAAAGAGGGACCCGTAAGGGCCCCTCGGTATTACTATTGAACCCCTTTATTGGGGTTCTTTTTTTTGTACTCTGCTATGTTAGCACGACCACGGTTAGCTAGCTCTGTTGACATAGCTTTAGCTTTCTCTTCACCGTAACCTTGAGCTACGTACTCAACAAAGTTGTTAGCTTCAATGCGCTTTACGATAGCCTCATTGATCTCTGGGGTGTACGCTAGGGAGGGATCTAAGCCCAGCTCCTCTACGTAATCCATATCATCAATGCCTTCACCACTTAAAATATTGTGTGACTTGTTACTCATTACCCTACCTCATCGTATATCTTACCAATGGAGAGGTTAACAAAGGGCACCAGAACTATCATACCTTCCATGCACATTGCCTTAACATCTCCTGTGTTATTGTTCATTGTCCATACAGGCCGTGAGTCTACAAACTCAAGGTCCATACCAACACCCATTCTAAAATCTAGACTTATAATATAACTACCAATACCGAAGTTCATTTATTTATCCTTAACGAATATGCCATCAACCATTCGTCCAGTTCGTTTACTGATAACCTCGTAAGCTTCATCGAGGCACTCATATAGATTAGTATTCCAAAGCCTTGTCTGCACAATAAGTGTAACAAGTATATCACCAATTGCATCTACTGCCTCCTCTTTATCTTGAGCTAAGATTGCGTCAAGCAACTCTGCTACTTCCTCTTCTGTCTTAGAAAACTGCTGAAGCATTCGTTGTTTAGAGGTTGGTTGTGCGTTAAGGATACCCTTATCATGTGCCCAATCTACTACTTTATTTTCCAAGTCTTCCATAATCTCAAAGCTCATCGTCTTCTCCTAGTATTGATCCAATTGCTATCTGGTTTGCATAGATGGTAAGTGCCCCAACCATAGACAGGTTAGTTACTCTACCGTTATATTTATCGAGGACATACTGAAGGTCCCTAAGGAGACCCTCTTCGTCCTTCAGGTCCTCAACAGTTTTTATACGGGCTTCTGTGTTAATTACACCCGGCATTGTTACTACTTTATCATTACTCATTTTGAATCCTTAGCTTAAGAAAAGAAATAATCTGAGCTAACAACCTCTTCTATCTTGAGGTCTCCCAGCTCTGGTTGTTTTACATTGTAGTCCTTGAAGTTCTCTATCAACATTGTTTCTATTCTGTTGAAGAAGTTGTCACAGTTGTACAACATAGCGAACTGCCACTTGGTATGCTCTACTAGTTTGTCTACGTCACAGGCATGGGTAGAGAAGGAGTCATGTATAGCCCCGAAGTTCCCCGAGAATGTCTCGATTACCTTAGCCATGTGTGCAGCATCCATAGAGTGTACGAAGTTAGGTGAACATCCAGAGGCAAAGGATCGCCTGCAAGGTATCAAGTCACCACTACTAGTAGTTACAGGTATCTTAATGCTATGCCCTACCTGACCTAGCCCACGTATTGTACCACGGATAGTCATGTTCTTCTGCTTCCATACTTCATACATCACAGGGAACCCTGAGGGTGTAGTCCATTGGAGGCAAGTCTCACCACTACCTATGATGAAGTCCGTTACTTTCTGTAGAAACTTCATGGTCTTTAGGGGACCTACACAAGTATCATTGATAGCTAGGATTAGATTCTTTGCAAGCAAGTCGCAGTCGTCTTTAGTTATCCTGTACTTCTTAGTGTACCCTTCAGTCTTACAATCGTAGTACATGTTCTCTGCTATCTTACGTTGACCTGCAGAGTATGCCCTAGTCATAGACCCACGCTTAGCTATGCCCTTACGGATAGCCTTCATAGGTATATCTCTACTAGCAAACCACTCAGGCATACGCTCAATCAATCTCTTTGCTACCTGTACATAGAAATCCTTTTGTATCTTCTGGGGTACAATAGATACTAACTCCCCTGCTTGACTGTCTTTAGACATAGCAGCTAGGTGTTGCCATCCATTGTTACTTCCATCGACGGGTATAGGTAGTCGTGATAGGTACTCACCCTTTGACTCTGAGTACCCTTGCAGCTCGAGGCAACACGCCAGCAGAGTTACTGGTTTTTCCGCTTCCACTTGGAACCTTAGGCTCTTCGCATCCGATATCAGTGCTGGTAAGTTCTGTACTGTCCACTGTGCTCTGTCCTTCAGTGTCATTTTGTCTACTGAAATAGTATCCAGCCCTTCGTCTTGCAAGTGCAGTTTGTAGTCTTCGGTTAGCCAATTTAATTGGTCAAGCTCCTGTATTGTGTACGATTGATTGTATGAACAAGCAGTGTGTATGCATAACCAGTAGTACCCACGCTCATCCATTGGCTTAGCTGTAGCAAATTCAAAGAGGCCCTTAGATAAGTCAGACCCTTGAAAGTTTAAGAAGGGTTCGGTGTAGTAGACTCTACCACGGTAGTCACATTCAACTGCCTGATAGAACTCCTTGTCCCCTATAGCCCTAGCCTTGTTGAGAATAAACTTCATCTCAATACGCTTGGACTTACCCTTGTCAGACTTGTCTTCCATATCTATGAACTTAGTTACGTTATCCCTTAAGGCTTTCACTAAGGCTACGTTAAGCCTCCATGGTACCTGCTGTAGCTTCTCTAATGCTTTGACAAAGGGTTGGTCAAGGCACTGGCTAAAGTCCCTCTCAGAGGTCATACGTTTGATATACGGCCTCTTGGTTATAGGGTTCCTTAGCTTCTCTATGTTAGGGAATCTACGAAAGCTAGTACCTAGTAAGGTAGAACCTTCATAGCATGGTGGTATATC